ACACATGAGAATTTTGTAGGAAAAGGATACTTTGACGGATGGACTGGTATGTTCAAGGGAGGTGTTGAATGGTTCCGTGCTTTTGACTATCCTCTAGGACCGGATGAAATCCAGCAGGATATGGATGATGATTGGTGAACATCCTTGTTCTTTGAACAACAGGTAAAGAGTGAATAAGAAGTAAAGATAGGTATTAATATAGGGTGATGACATCAATCTATACTAAACCTTTAATGACTTTAGTAATATTACTAGTCTTGATAACTGGACTTTTATATCTTCAAATAAATCTACAGGAAAACTTCATTTCAGATCAAACATTTAATTCACAAAAAAACTTTATTAACAATAATATTGCAAAAGCAAAAATTGGTGATGCTGCTATAGATATATCACATCCCCCGGCACCTGAGCCTGTAAAAAAGGCAATTGAAGATATTGATTTATTTGCAAAAAGAGAACGTCCAGTAACCGAAAATTGGTATACAAATGTTTTTGATTCCGCAATTTATAAGAAAGAACAAGAATGTAGAAAAATAGAATTACCGGAAAATTTACCAAATGATGCAGTAAAACAACGTATAGATTGTGCTTGGATGTTTAATCCTACAGGAAGAAGCGGTTCTACACTCTGTAGTATAGCGGGTCCTATTTTTCCGGCTTCCCGCAGAAAGTATCCTACAAATCAATATACGCTAACATGGAGTAAAGCAGAAGCAATTAAAAAAGAACGCATAAAGGAATGTGCTTTAACAAAAAAATGCGATTTACTTATACCCGGAAAAGGATGCGGTTTCTGTCCTGAGATGGGAAGAGCCATTCCTGTTGATGCTGCGGGTAATTCATCCTATGGTGAAGCACGATGCCCCGGTCCTCCTGTAACAGAGCCTTCAATGTGTAGACGACCCCGTTCAGAAGGTGGAGGTGGTTATGATAGTTTAACCTGCGACCCCGATTCTGAAGGCCGTCTAAGTAAAGCATGCCTATCCGCTCTAGCAGAACAAGCCAGTTGTTCGGATGGAGGAACATTACTACAAGCATTAAAAGATTCATCTAATCCGGAAATTAGTAGTAAGCAAGTCCGTGAAGTAGCAGATGTAATGCGATCTTATAGTTTTTCTATACCAGATAGTCTGCTAAAAGACGGAAAGATTGTAGTAGATACCGCTTTGAATACTTATATTAATATTTCTAAAGCAGCAGAGACAGCCGCTTCAGCACGAGTTCGTAGAGCAGCAGGAAATCTCTGCTCGGGAACACCTTTCCATCCATGCGAATATGAAGATGACAGTAAGGAAAATTTTAATTTAAGATGTCTACAGGATTTATATCAACAGGTGGGCTGCCAAGGACGCGGAACAGATTTCCCTAATTCAACAAATTTAAGTTCATTCTTTGGTAAAACATGGGGAAATGTTAAAAAAGCGGTGAATGAACTCTCCGATAAAATGGTAAATCAAAATGGCAGATATACTGCAGAAGAACAAAAGGACGCAGTTCGTCGGTGTATTGGAACTCGTCTTCGCAAACGTTCTATTGGATATTGTAATGAATTTGGTATTGTTATTTATATGTATTATGGAGGAAAATATGGTACTTTCTTTGGCCGAAAAATTCTAACAAATCAATTCTTCAGTTTGAAGAGTGATAGCACATTCTGGGATTCACTAGATATTTTTAATTCACAATTTACAGGCGGGCAAACTGTCTATTTAGTTATTAAAACTAATATTAATCCTGAAACTAATTCAACATTAAGTTATACACGCACTGGTAATTTTAATGATGTGATTAGATGGAATGATAGACCAATGGTTAGTAAAAATGGAACAGGAATATCACAAGATCCAGTGAATGGCTTATCTGTTACAGCAAATCAACAGAGAAATCAACGTCTCGAAATTGAAATTGCCTTACCTTATGAGCAGCATACTCAGCGCTATGGTATGTGGTATATGGCAGATAACGCCGGTAATCCTCCACCTATTACAATCTGTCGTCTACCTATTGAACGTAAGAATCCAATAATGAATATTGTGATGAATGCTGGAAATGTGGAAGAGATTACAGGAAATGTAGGAATATCACAAAATGGTTGCCGCGAAGGAAATTTAGGCGGAGAATCCTGCACAATCTTTGATGGCGGAAGCACATTTATTCGGATTGGCAATGGATTGCGTAATCGTGCTTTTCGTTCATATACTATGAAGGTTTGGTGCGATAGTTTAGAGAATCGCAATTCTTTCTTCTCATTCTACAACGGTAAATGGGAACAACGTAATGAAATCAAGTTTTGGATTGTTATTCCTCTTGGCTTATGGATATGGATTCCGATTCCAATCTATCATCTAGTCTGGCGATATGATGGGGATAACTGGTGGAAAAGTGGAAATCGCATTGGAATGAGCACAGGATCATATAATGATTCATTAAAAGGAAGTGTAAAACCTAATCAAGATCAAGGTGAAACAATAAGTGCTGAACAGTCTGGAATTATCAAACCAAAAACATGGCAGCACTTCACATGGATTTGGAATGGAGATTTTACGCAGATTGATATTTATGTAGATGGTGTTAAAAGAGCATCGGGGACTGGATCAGCAATGCCCGAAGCAATTACAGGAGAAAATTATATTGGTAGAGCAGCATTAGATGGAACACATCGTCTTCATAAGGGAGGAATGATGTGGTTCCGTGGATTTGATTATGCTTTATCACCGGATGAAATCCAGCAGGATATGGATGATGATTGGTAAACTCTGCTAAAGCAGAGCGTCCACCCCCGTTCTGTGAACGGTGGGTAAGCTCAACGCAATAACACATTTGTAGCAATCTAATTGCTAGAAATTTGTATTTTACACTAGTTCATTAAACTGTTAGTTTGGGACCAGCACCTTCATTTAGTCTTCCAGCATTTGTTGCCAATGAGGGAAATGCATTATTTCTTAGTTCGGGCTGTGCCTCTTCCACCGGAGGAGGAGCAGGAGCCTCAGGTAATGGTTCAGCAACAACCTCTTCCACCACAGGAGGAACCTCAGGCAATGGTTCAGCAACAACCTCTTCTACTGGAGGAGCAGACTCATCATCTTTCACTCTATACTGTGACTGTGCTTCCTTAATATCTTCCTTATAATCCGGATGATATAAGAACAGAGGACCGCCACTAGCAATCATAAAACAACTTTTAGACCCATGCTCTAGTGCATTTAATGTACAATCAATCGCTGATGATTTCATAACCTCAAATATCTGTTCACTTAACCGGCGTTTAGTCATCATCAGCGTATAAATAATCTGGTCTGTAGTTAATCCTTTGTCGCGTGTAGCAATTGTCTCATCCACCTTTCTATCCTTCTTCTGCTGTTCTGAAAACTTCATTAAGTAAGTAAATACTTCAACTGTCCGTTCAGCCATTGGTAAATCCTTATGAGAACAAATACGAATCGCACGACCTTGAACCTGCTCCAATCGCACATAGTTCCAGAAAGGCTCCATAATGTGAACCTGACGAACATTCTTCAGTGAAATACCTTCAGCACCAGACTGTGTAATCATAAACATCCGACAAATCTTTCCAGTAAAATTATTGGGATATCCTCCTGCTAGAATTCGGAGTTGTTTCTTGAGTGAAGCAGGAAGTTTCTTAATATCCCAATTAAAAATATCACGGAGGATTTCACGTTTATCAGCAGAATCATCACCCGTATATAAAATATAACGCTCTTTGCCCTTATTTTCCGGTGCCTTAAGTGGTTCTGCTAGTGCCCAGCCTTCTTCACTCTTAACAATATCTAGACGAACATATCCGGGATTAGTCTGATAATCACACGCAGTAGCAAATACACCTAATCCTTCAAGTGTCTTGAACTGAGAATAAATTAGAACCGGTCCCTTACTCTGACGTATCCTTTCAAGAATAGCAACATATTTGGGTGAGAAATCCCGAAGTTTTTCAAGTGGAAAGACGTCTGCTGCTCTAGCACGAAGTTGGTTAAGACTTTCTTTGAGTTGTTCACCATATTCAAGAGCAACCTGCCGGACTTCACCTTCAACTTCTGCTTCTGCCGCCGCAGCAACTGCCTGTTCTTCTTTTTGATCATCATCTTCTTCTAAGAAACTTTCTAGTTTCACAGCCGCACGTGTTGTCTGACTGATTTCCAACTGTTGAGCTGCTCTTAGTTCCTTTGCTTCATTGTCTCCATCACCTTCAACTTCACCTTCCTCCTTTACACCCAATAAAGCCGCCGCTTTCTTACTATCTGCTGGCCGAGGACGTACAATTCCATCAGGAAAAACAAAATTACAGGATGCGCGACTAAAAATCTTAAATGCACTACTAACTGTTTTTACTGCTTGAGCATACAAATCTGCCTCAAAAAGTGTTAATCCCGCAACTGCTCTAGCACCCGGCGCCGCCGCCACCGGTTTTGTTTCAGAATCAATTTCATCCTTACGTTCTGCTAGATACTTGGACAGTTGCCAATCGGACATATCAAGTAAAACAACTTCATCCTTTGTCACTGTAGCAACAAGTTCTTTCTTTGACCCTTTGTAATATGAGATTAATCCTGTAAGACGAGCACGAAGAGATATGTTATTTCTAATAATCAGTTTTTCCTTATCAACAAATGATTCTACAAACTCCTTTTCAGTATCTGGTAATTGAGGAAGAGAACTATAAATCGGCGGTCCTAAAATGTTACCCATTCCACCCAACGAAGGTAGAACATCGCGTTCAAACCACATTGGTAGATTACGTTCACGCATATCTTGCTCTTCCTCATCAAGACGCATAAATCCCTTGAACTCTCCCGTCTCTGCCACTACTTTACGCATTCCCGAAGGAACAGCCGTAATTAATAATTGCCGGAAAGCAACACCATCCGCTGACTTTGAATTTGTAAAGGAATAAAAATCAATAGATGGATTCATCATTAAGGTCTGCTCAAGTCTTTCTTCATTAACTGCTGGATTCAATGGTACCTTCGCAACACGACGATCTCCAGCAAGAATATTAGATAAAATTGCTATTTCATGTGGTTTATTGATAATAGGTGTGCCGGATAATGCGATAATTTTACAGCCAACTGCATCACACAGTAAACGATAGACACCATACGCAATTCTATACTTGCGCGGCATTGCGCAAATCTTGGCATTCTCTTGGTAGTTTGCTCTCCAAGCAACATCATTCTTTTTATTTTCACGCGGCTCCGTTTTATAGATTGTATCAAGGTCAGAACCTACAATTGTTCGTATTAAATTATGAACTTCATCAATAACAATTACAGAATTATCAAAGAGATTACCGGGATTAGGATTCGTAGCCGACCCGCAAATCCATTCACGAACTTTTGCTTCACGCAGACCATTGTAATGAATAAATTCAAATCGGTCATCCATATGGGCTTTAATCTGCTCTTCAATTTCCTGCTTTTGAGCAGGTTCAAGCGTATCAAAGTTTACAGCTCTGCTCGGATCCGCCACCCAGAATTTATTCTGCTTACGCTTTCCCCATTTCTTTTGTAGATATGCGGGTGAAAGACCATATGTTGTAGTAAGAAATACAAATTGGGACGATGAATCATCCAGACCATTTCCCGCATTATTCTCAGGCACAGCGACTTGTTCCCAGTGATTATCCTTCTTAAAGGCGTAATAACCACAGAGAGACAATTCCTTATGGTAGTTGCCTGAAAGAGTAGCAGGTGTCATAACAAAAATTTTCTTAGATCCACCATATCGCAGACCTTCCATAGTTGCTATGCTTGTACATGTCTTACCAGAACCAAGGCCGTGATAGACTAAAATACCGCGATACGGAGAACCCCGCTGCATATAATCACGAACAAATTCCTGATACGCAAAATTTGTTATGGTGGAAGATGAAACCTTGCTCATCTGTTCGCAGGCATTACCAACTGGATCTTCACGCGGTTTAGATAAAATATATGTTCTATATGCCTCAATAATAAAACGATGAATTCCACGACGATTTATCGGCATGAAAACATTATCCTTAGGATGAACTTTGATTGGATCAGTGGATAATTTACTTTCTACGGCAGTTGCTGTCTCTTTAAATTTTTGACTTTCGGATGCTGGTAGTTCTTCGGACTTGAATCCGAGATTAGCGGCTTCTGCTTCTTCAACGGGCTCGGCTTTTCCAGCAAAGAAATTGAATCCCTCAGCCGCAGCATCCGCAGAAACAGGTTTGGATACCTTAATAGAAGGAGGAGCCGCAGCTTCAGGTTCGGCACTAGGTTTAGGCTCCGCCGATTCACCGAAGAAACTATCCAGTAGGCCAGCTTGTTTCTCAACTACAGGTTCAGCACTAGCCCCAGCCTCAACAGCAGGCAAAATTATTTCAACTGTTTTAATTGAACGTCCTCCTTTAACTGATGCTTGGGAAGACTTTTTAATATCTCTTGCTACTTTCTGTGCCTCCAATAATGCTTTATCGGCAACCATTGTAGGTGGATTTGCTGGAACTGGAAGAAAAGAAGATAATTTTACTGGAACTTTTGATAAAGTAAGACCCTTTTGTGCTATAGAAGGTGGTTTTCCTTCTCCCTTCTTAGGCGGACCTGTTTTAACAGGAACGGGAACAGGAGCAGATTCAGGTAAGGCTTGTGGTCCTTCAGTAGCCATTCTAAATATTCAACCTATTTTAAGTCTAGGAATCAAACAGAACACCCACTGAAACTAG